AAAGAAGCATTCTGCCCCCAAGAACGTGAGGCAGAAGCGCAGTGAAGTAGCAGATGTAGGCCTGGAGTCCAATCATCACACCCGCTACGATCACGAGGTGAAGTTCGAGAACATTCGTGCTAATGTCAATGTGTGTCGTGTCAAAGATGACAGCCCCGATGATGATATCGGGGTTGCTAAAGGCGCCATACTGGCAGAGGTCCCGTTGTGTGTACCCACGAACAATGCTGCAGCCACAGCACAGGCAATGAAGAAGAGGTGTGATTACAAACCCTCCCTTGAGACCATGGATTGTTTCAACCGTGGCCATGACTTGCTCATGGCGCGTTTTGAGCCGATGGAAACAATTCGTGTTGACAAGGTGCTTGTTGACAAGTACTTGAAGAAGTGCGGTGGCAGTAAGGCGGCACGTTTGGTAGAGGCTATGGAGGGCCATCAGTGGGAATACCAAGGGGATGAAAAACATGTGTTCGCGAAGCAAGAGGTCCTCTTGAAGGCCCATCAGACCCAGCCTCGCATTGTATATCAGGGAACCGATATATACAATGCATTGACTGGACCTGTCATTATGGAGCTGAATGACAGGATGAAAGAGATCTTTTCTCTCCGTAATCCCAAGAACACAGGTAATAGGGTCATCTATGCCTGTGGCGTGTCGGGTGAGGAGTTGGGAGATGTCATGGAAATGTCTGTAGGGGAGCCTATCGAGAGTGACATGAAGAATAATGATGGGAGTCAATCTGCAGAGTATCGCCGGCCAGAGGCGATGTTCTACTACAAGCTCGGCGCCCCCGAGTGGTTTGTTCGCGAGTTCGCGAAGAATACAAAGGTGCGTGTGTGGACCCGGTACGGGATTTCCGCGCACGTTGACGGTGAGAGGTGGTCCGGCGAGACGTCCACCACTACCGGAAATTCTTATGTGAGCATGGCATTGATGCAAGCGGCTTTAGAGAAAGCTTGCGTTGAGGAAAGCACGAACATTCATGGGGGGGACGATTACCTGGGGTATGTTGTGGGTGACACTGATAAGGTCGAAGCGGGGATACAAGCCGTAACCTCTGTCTCTGGAATGAAGGCAGAGGTGGTTCCTCAGCTCAGTCGTCACCATGCCACTTTCTATCGAAAGAGGTATGTGCGCAGCCCCATAGGATGTCGTCCAGTGCCGCAATTCGGACGTGTCTTGGCAAAATTGAATCTGAGAGCTAATCGCAACTCTCAGGTCAATGATCGAGATTACATGGCAGGGAAGTATCTCTCTGCCGCGTATGAACACAGGTTCACGCCCGGGATAAGAGACTTGTTGGTGTCAACAGCCGATGAACTTTCGGACAAACCGTTCTTCGATCTCCGCCTCGGAAAGCTGCAGGAGATGGGGGGAACTGATAACATTCGTGCGATGGTCACCAGTGTTGAACCACATCCTGTCACCCATTTTAGCGAATATCTTGGACAAGTTTATGGAATAGGCTATGAAGATCTTGTCGATGTCTATGCTAGGGCCGCCCAGTCGTGTGTCGACTATTGCGACGGGTGGGTCAAGCAAGGCAAGAACGGAAAATTCCAGAATTCCAAGGGGAACGCTAGGTACACCGCGCCTAAGGTGTGTGGGGATGTTGTGGACGCATTGGTGCGCATGGACGTGTAGACACACAACCATTCCGTTCCTTTTCTGATGGGTGATTAGTAAGACAACACCAACAGAA